TGACGCTGACGCTGTTGACAGGTGCCAAGACTTTTACAGGAAAGGAACGACATGGCTGCACGAAGGGGCGGCGCCGCAGGTAAGGACCCCGAACAGATGGCGAACGCCTCCCGGGCTGCGGCAGCCAAGAAGAAGATTCGCACCGTAGAGTCCGAGCCATGCGAAGCGCCCGAGATTCCGGAATTCATGCCCGACGGGTCTGAGTGGCCCGATCACACGCTCGTGTGGTGGGACAACTGGGTGGACGATCCGCTGACAGCAGACTATCGCATGTCTGACTGGCTGGACCTCATCGACTGCGCAGCGATCCACGGTCGCATGTGGCAGGGCGACTACAAGGCCGCTGCAGAGCTCCGCCTGCGCATGGCGCGACATGGTGCGACGCGTGAGGATCGCGCACGGCTGCGAATTGTCTTCGCGACTGCTGACGAGACCGAGCGCAAGGCGAAGGCCGGTGCTGCAGGACTCCCCAAGACCGCCACTGACGACGATTCCGCACGCGCACGACGCGGAACGTTCAAGGCGGTACAGGGTGGAGCCTGACCAACAGCTCTCCCTGTTCGATGTCATCCAGTGGGATGAAGACTGCTGGGAGATTGATTACCATGACGCCGCTTGAGAAACTGGAAGAAGCCATCCGCGAGTTTGCCGAATCACAGGACGAACAAGGCGGGTCGCTTGCCGACTGGTTCCTCGGGTTCAGCCTGCAGATGATCGACTCCGAGGGAGACATCCAGTACGACCGCGGCTACGCCGGCTCTCGCAACATGTATGGCGCGGTTGGTGTGGGCGGTGTCGCACTCATCGACGCCAGAGAGGACCTAAGAGATGGCGAGGAAGAAGAAGAGCCGTAAGAAAGGCTTCTCCTCGAAAGCTCAATGGCGTTGGGCCTTTGCGACCAAGCAGCCTTGGGCCCGCAAGAAAGCGCACGAGACCAAAGGCGGCAAGAAGATTCGATACCGCCGACTGCCCAAGCGAAAGAAAGCGAGGAAGCGGTAATGGGAAAGAAACGAGGAACGCCGAAGCCGGGCGGAAAGAAAGACCGTCGGTTCAAGCGCAACAAGAAGAAGTAATCGCCGGGAGCGACTCACCGGTGTGGAAGGATAGGTGCGATGCCTTGGAAGCCTTCTGAGCCCGGTGAAACTCCTACGCTCGGCTTCATCATGATCGACTGGTACCACGAGATGTTGGCGCGACCTGATACAGGTGGCGTCTTCGAACCTCTGCGCTTGTACATCGAGCAGGAGGACTTCATTCTCTCGTGGTATGCGCTGGACCCAAAGACCGGACGCCGCACCTACACCCGCGGTGTGTTCGGTCGTCCCCGTGGTCACGGCAAGTCTCCCTTTCTGGGCGCGATTGCGCTGGGTGAGGCTTTGGGTCCGGTGGTATTTGACGGATGGGACGCGGACGGACAACCCGTCGGACGCCCCTGGTCAGATACCAGGACCCCCATCGTGAACATCTCGGCAGTGTCGGAGGAGCAGGTCGATAACACCTGGTCGCCTATGCTCGAGATGCTGCACGAGGACGCAGCGATCCATGAGCACTACCCGGGTCTTGACCCGATGGAAACATTCATTTCGCTGCCGCGCGGCCGAGGTCGAATTGACAAGCTCACCGCGTCGCCGCGTACCGTCAAGGGTAAGCGCGCCGTCTTCACCGTCATGGACCAGACGGAGGAGTGGGTCGAAAGCAACGGCGGCAAGAAGCTCGCTCGTGTGCTTCGGTCGAACGCCGCCAAGGTCGGCGGTACTGTGCTCGAATCGCCTAACGCGTTCATCCCCGGTGAGAACTCAGTTGCAGAGGGCTCAGCGGCTTTCTGGGACGATATCCGCGCCGGTCGCGTTCGTGACACGTCCCTGCTGTACGACACACGCGAGGCTCCTCCTGAGACGGACATGTTCGAGCGTGAGTCGCTGCTCGCCGGGCTCCGTGTGGCGTACGGTGATAGCTCCGGCCATCCTGACGGCTGCGTGATCCATGATCCGCCGTGCCCGCCGGGACACGTGGACCTGGATCGACTCATCTCGACCATCTGGGACCCTGAGCAGGACGTGCAGGAATCACGAAGCGACTTCCTGAACCAGGTGGACGCTGCATCCGACTCGTGGGTGTCTCGTCCTCAATGGGCGGGCTGCTTCGACATGGGCCAGTACATTGAGGACGGCGACGCTATCGTGCTTGGCTTCGACGGTTCGAAGGGACGCAACAAGGGCAAGGCTGACGCCACTTTCTTGGTCGGGATGAGAATCTCCGATGCAGCGACATTCGAGATCGGTTGCTGGGAGGCACGGAAAGGCGAGGAGCGCGAGTTCATCACTCCGCTCATGGAAGTCGACGGCGCGCTCGCTCGGGTGCATGAGCGATTCAACGTCATAGGCTTCCTCGGTGATCCTTCCGGTTGGGAAAGCCCCATGGCTACCTGGAACCGGAAATACGGTCGCAAGTACCGAATCAAAGCTTCTCCACACGATGCCATCGCTGCTTGGCCGCGAGGCAAAGACTCGAAGGTGTCGGATTATGTCGAGAGTCTGAGAAAGGCAATCGCCAATGGGGAGATCAGTCACGATGGCGCTCCGAACTTGACCCGCCACGTGCTCAATGCTCGTAAGCGTGCGACGCGCTCGGGTTATCTGCTCTACAAGAAGTACCCGGATTCACCCGACAAGATAGACGGCGCGTACGCGCTCACGCTCGCATGGCGAGCACGGAACATGGCACTCGGTCGAGGTGCCCCGACGCGTAACCGCGCGGAACATAGACGGAGAGGAAGAGTGATGATCTCGTGAGCAGCACCTACGGTAAGCTTATGCACGAGCTCAATACTTACCGCAACAGCAACGAGCTCACGGATCGGTACTACGAGGGTACTCGTTCCACACGGCCCGGCTTCTCGATCCCGCCCACGATTCGGCGTGACGTGATGAATCTTGTGATCGGCTGGCCCGCCACAACGGTCGACGTTCTCCACGAACGGATCGACTGGCGAGGCTGGGACACCGACGCCAAGTACATGAAGATTCTTCAGCAGGTCTACGACGACAACGATCTCGGCTACGAGTCTGAGCTCGGTCACCTCGACGCACTGCTGTACGGCTTGTGCTTCGGTGTGATCGGGTCAGGCGATACGAAGGCTGGCGAGCCCAAGATTCTCGCGACAGTCGAATCTGCCAAGGACATGACTGGTATCTGGAACCGTCGCAAGCGACGCCTGGACATTGCCGCGTCCAAGGGATACGTCAACGGGGAATGGCTGCAGGGTACTCTGTACGAAGAGAACCAGACGACGTTCTACGAGCGCGCTACCGAGACCAGTCGCTGGAAGGTGACAGGCACGGACAAACACAACCTCGGTCGCGTCCCAGTCGTGCGACTTATCAACCGCGGCCGAGCTGGTCGACGTGAAGGTAAGTCGGAGATCACCAAGGCAGTGCGCGCCTACACCAACATGGCGGTGCGCACGCTCATGGGCATGGAGACTAACCGTGAGTTCTTCTCGGCACCTCAGCGTTACGCGCTGGGCGCACGAGACGACGCATTCACTGACGCTGCCGGCAACCCGATTCCCGGGTGGCAAGCTCTCATGGGCCACTTCTGGAATCTCGAACGTGACGAGGAATGGGTCGAGGATCACCCGGAGTCCAAGTCCGAGGGTATCCCTCAGGTCGGCCAGTTCCCGACGAATCCGCCCGGCCCGTACATGCAGCAGCTCGAGGGTCTGTCCAAGATGTTCGCTGCAGAGGTTGGCATTCCTCCGAACTACTTGGGCTTCACGACCGAGAACCCGCCCAGCGGCGACGGTATCCGTGCGCTTGAGGCTCGCCTCATTAAGCGCGCTGAGCGTCGTATCTCTGGCTGGAATCCGGGCTGGGTCGAACTCGGTCAGCTGGCCGTGTACATGGAGACCAAGGAGATTCCTTCCAAGGGCGACATGATTACGGTCTGGCGTGATCCCGGTACTCCGACTGCGGGTGCCGACGCTGACCGTGTGGTGAAGCTCACCGCCGCGGGAATCATGCCGAAGGACTCCGATGTCACTCGAGAGATGGTCGGCCTCACTCCGTCCCAGGCAAAGCGCGTCAAGCGTGACCTTGCCAAGGAGCAGATGATGGCCATTCTCCGAGGAGGTGACAATGGCAACGGAGGTACTCAGTCCGACGATTCTGGGGAACCTGCTAAGTCCGATAGCGACGGCGGGACTGCGAGCACTAAGCAAGGTGTGGCAGAGCCCGCCGCTTCTTGACGACCAGAAGTTCTGGGAGTACATGCAGGACGCCTACGTAGACTTGGCTGAACCTGTGCTCTCCTTGTCGTCGGAGGCCGGAGCTTCCTACTACGAGATGGCGGGCGGAGACCCGGTCGTCGCCGACATCACTCCCGAGGAAGCGCTACGCAAGACCGCGCGCTGGGCGATGGCGAAAGGCAACGCGACAACCGGGCTTCAGCTCCTCTCAGGGAGCCTAGAGGGTCATGTGTACAGCGTCGCGCAGGACAGCGTCCAACTTAGCGCTGAGGCCGAACCAGGCGCCACCTGGGCACGTCGTGCGCGACGTAACGCCTGCTCGTTCTGCAAGATGCTCGCTACACGCGAAGATGTCTACGCGTCAGCCGAGTCGGCCCTCCGTGTGGTTGGTCGTCATGGCCGCCCGCGAGGCAAGGGCAAGATCGGCGACAAGTACCACGACTGCTGCCGCTGTCTTGCGGTGGCTGTTCGACCGGGCCAGGTTTACCGTCCTCCTTTCTACACCCAACAGTGGGAAGAGGAATACGTGTCCATCACCCGCGAGGTGGGGACCAACCCAGACGCCGTGATCGCGGCCTGGGACAAGAAAGCTTCCTGATTGCACGAGGCAATGAGGAGACACCCGATCCGCGATGGAAAGGAACCATAATGGCGGACAATGACAAGGACCTTGACAAGCCTCTCGGTGAGGCGGGTTACCGGGCGCTCGTAGATGAGCGTGCGGCCAACAAGGACCTCAAGGCAGAAGTCAAGCGCCTCGAAGGAGAGCTCGAAGTCGCCAAGGGCGAAGTCGACACTCACCGGACTCGCGCTGACGAGCTCAAGCAGAAGCTGAAGGACCGCGACGACGCGGACGCCCTCAGCAAGCTGAAGGAGCAGGTGGCCAAGGACAAGTCGAAGGAGGACGGACCAGAAGTCCCCGTCGCTTTCCTTCAGGGAACCACCAAGGAGGAGCTGGAGGCATCTGCCGACGCGTTCCTATCTTATCTTGGTGAAACCACCGGGCCGCGTCCGCCGAAGGCCGCTCCGACCCAGGGCCAGACCCATGGGGCGAATGACGGAGCGTCCGACGATCTGAACGCCTTGGCCATTCTCGGCTTTGGCGAAGAGTAACAACCAAGAAAGGAAAAGCGCATGGCTACCAAGTCTGTGCTCCAGCCGCCTGCGGCTGGTAGTGCCTCCATCGTGGGCGGTGCCGGCGGAACCCAGCTTCTGCCCAAGAACATCTCCCAGGAATGGTGGAAGAAGGCCACCGAGCAGTCGATCATCCCGACGCTCTCGAAGTCGACGCCGGTTATCATCGGCGACGGCAACGTGGTTCCCGTTCTGACCAAGCGTCCCAGCGCGTCGATCATCGGCGAGCTGCAGAACAAGGTCGATTCGGAGCTCGAGGTCGGAGCGAAGAACTTCAAGACGATCAAGGCTGAGGTCGGTCTCGAGTTCTCGCTGGAAACCATCCTCACCAACCCGGCCGGCATTCTCGACATCATCGGTGAAGAGATGTCCGGCGCACTCGCTCGCCAGGTCGACGCCGCGGTGATCCACAACCGCCAGTCGTCCAACGGTGCACAGCTCACCTCGGGTACCGTCAGCATCACCGCTGGCGCCCCGACCGTGGAGCTGCCGCTCACCGCAGGCGTGGACATCGACCCCTTCCTCTGGGAGGGCTACAACACCGTCACCGAGGCGGCGGGGAACAACTTCAGCGGGTTTGCTTTCGATCCCCGCCTGACGTATGTCCTCGCCACCGCGCGCGACTCGGACGGTCGCCGTCTGAACCCGGATATCAACATGGGTCAGACCGTCACCTCGTACTCCGGCCAGCCTGCGATCAACTCGCGGACTGTCGGCGGCGACGTGGACGCCGGCACCGACACCGGTATCCGCGCAATCGGCGGTGACTGGGACGCGCTGCGCTTCGGCTACGCGCACCAGATCGGTCTGCGCAAGATCGAGTACGGCGATCCGTTCGGCAACGGCGATCTCCAGCGCCGGAACGCGGTCGCGTACCTCATGGAGGTCATCTTCGGCTGGGTCGTCCTCGACCCCAACGCCTTCGTGGTCTACAAGCTGGCCGCGGAGGACGAGGAGCCGGAGACCCCGTAAGAGCCTGGCCGGTGTGGGATGGAGTCCGCCTCCCACACCGGTCAGCCCCATGAGAGGAAGTACCCATGGCTGACGAATTGCCAACCGCTCCGATCACCGCCGCCGACTTGCAGAAGTTCGACGCGGACCTGGAGACAGCAACCGCTGAGGACATGATCCGTACAGCCTGGGTCCGTGCTCTTCGGTTTGCTCCCTGCCTCAAAGAGGAAGACTTCGATGATGAGGCTGATCTCGAGATTGTGAAAGACGTTCTCCGCGGTGCGATTCTGAGGTGGAGCGAACGCGGCTCGGGAGCAGTCACTCAGCGTAACGCCGGCGAGTACGGCGAGACTCTGAAGGCGAGCGATACCGCGCTCTTCCGTCCCCAGGAGATTCGTGATCTTCAGTCGCTGTGTTCGGGTTATCGTAAGCGGGGCTTGGCCACGACCATCTCCACGATTCCGACTGGCTATGACATCGTGCAACACGCGGAGTGGTGCGCATGGAATTTCCAGGCGAACCCGAGCTTCTGCGACTGCGGGGCTCTGCTGTCCGGTGACGGGCTGCCGATCAATGGAGGAGCGTCGACCATATGAGAGCCTTGTACCCGATTGGCTACGAAGCTTACACGGGTGAGGGCGAAGACGGTTACGGCAATACCGTGGACAGCTGGGCGCCGAGCGTTCAGCGAAAGATCTACGGGGCCAACAGCCCGGAATCCAGTGAGGACCTTTCGCAGGGTCCCAACCGCGTAGTGATTACGCGCGTTCTCCTCATCCCCAAGAACTCAACGTGGACACCGCGTGACCGAGTCACGCTGCCGGACGAACCGGGCTTCACGTACGAGGTCGAGGGAGTGGCTGGCGACGCGCGTAGGAATCCCTATCGCTGGAACCCGGGCGGTACCATCACAGTTAGGAGAGTCGATGGGTAAGGCCGGAACCGTTCGCCTGAACCGCAAGGGCTTTCGAGAGATTCGCTCCGCTCCGAAGCTCATCCGCAAGATCGACAAGATCACGGGTGGAATTGCTGACCGCGCCAACGCCAACCTTGACGAACCGGGCTACAAGACGTCTTCACAGGAAGGCGCTGCTCGGCCTCAAGGTCGTCACCGCGGCACGGTTATCACTGCCACGCAAGAGGCGAAGGAAGACAACGCCAACAACAACACTCTTCTGAAGGAGTTCTATCGTGCTAGGGGTAAGTGAGCATCCGCCGCTTCCTCCGGCGCTGTTGTCGATGATCGAACTCCTGAGGAACCTCAACGGGGGCCTGAGCGTGTCTCAGGACCGTCCAAAGTCCCGTCCCCAGTCATTCATCGTGGTCGACCTCGTTGGAGGCTCTGAGGACGCTACAGGCACCTTAGCGGAGCCTGTGTTCGCCATCCAGTGTTACGCGACGAACACCGGAGACGCGGAACGCCTGTGTGGGCTCGTGCTCGCGCAGTGCAAGTCGTCGCAGTTCACGCTGCACGGCGACACTCAATTCCGGGGGTGGCGCACAGAGTCACTCCCGGTTCCGTTCCCCGATCCGCTCGTCGCGGACCGTCGTCGGTGGCAATTCACCGGCGCATTCGGGATATCCAACCGCAAGAAAGGATAATCAACCATGGCTTCCAAGGTTGAGAATGTCTTTGCCGCGATGCCCCGGGCGACCGGTGCACTGCTGCGAGGCAAGAAGGGTGCAGGTGAACTCCCCACGTCGGCCAAGACCGACATCACCGCGGAGGAGTACGCCTGGCTGATCGACCAGGGTTACATCGGTGAGGACGGGTTCACCCAGTCCGAGTCGCGTGACACTGACAAGAAGAAGGCCTTCGGTGGCAAGGTGGTCAAGGTCCTTCAGACCGACTACTCGCTGACCATTCAGTTCGCCTTCCTCGAGTCGATCAACGCCGAGGTGCTCAAGAGCATCTACGGTGAGGATAACGTCGAGGTTCGCGAGGATGGCGAGATCGTCGTCCACAAGAACTCCAAGATGTCTCCTCACGCGTCCTGGGTGATCGACGTCTACGACGGCGACGCCTTGAACCGCTCCACCATCGCGGATGGGCAGATCACCGAGATTGACGACATCGTCAAGGTTCACTCGGACACGATCATGTACACCGTGACCATGGAGTGCTTCGAGGACGACAACGGCGACAACATGGTCGAGTACTTCGCAGTCGCGGGGTCCGAGGCCGTGCTCACCGTGTCGACCGCGACGCTCACCCCGGGCACCGAGGACTCGGCTTACAACGCTACCCTGGCTGCGGTCGGTGGCGAAGGAGCCAAGACCTGGACGGTCACCACCGGTGCGCTGCCCGCGGGCGTCACCCTGTCGAGCGCCGGCGTTCTGTCCGGTACCCCGACCGAGGCCGGTACCTTCAACTTCACGGTGAAGGTGACCGACTCCGCCGATCCGCCCGCCGAGGCGACCAAGGCTCTGACGCTCGTCGTCAACGCCTGACGCAAGTCCCGCCCGCTAGAGGTTCTCCTCCTGCACCGGGCCTGCCTCTGGCGGGCGGGCTTCGGCCCGGTGCGACCCAACACAAGAAAGGCCTGGTGCAACCATGGCATTCGAGAAGTTCCACCACAAGCTCACCACCGGATTCGAGAAGGACGACGACGGTAACGAGGTCCCCATCCGCGAGAAGGTGACCCTGCCGAAGTTCGACCAGATCCCGTTCGGCCTGATTCGCAAGAATCGCCGTCTCGCTCAGGAAGAGCAGTTCTTCGCGCTGCTCGAGCAGGTCGCGTCCGAGAAGGACTTGGACGTGATGGACCGCGCTCCGCAGTCCGAGATGGAGAAGCTCATGGAGGCATGGCAGGAAGACTCCGGGATCACTCCGGGGGAATCCGAGGCCTCCTCGAGCTAGCCCTCCATCCTAAGGAGGGTCCCGCGCTGGAGGCGGACCTGATCCGCAACGGCCTAAGGTTGCGCCACGTGGGCACAGAGCAGTTCACGTGGCGCGACCTGAAGCTATTTGTCGAGTTCATGCGCGAGGAAGACAACCTGTCCAAGGTTCGTCATCCCGAGGAAGCCGACTGGGGACGCACCAACATGCTCCTCGCTAGTGCGGTCGACGCACTGAATTGGCTGGTGTGGGCGAAGACTCGCGACGGCCAGAAGAATCGGAATCAGCCACAACCCACACCGCGTCCGGGAGTGCAAGCTCACGCGAAGCGGACGAAGGGTGAGGCTATCCCGATTGACCAGTTCAAGGAAAAGATGGCTCTCCTACGCGCTCGCATGAAGTCGAGCACTGCGGAAGAGAAAGTCGTACACACCAGTGTGCGAAGAGAAAGGGAAGCCCGTGGCAACTGAGCTTGCGTCCGGTTATGTGTCCGTAGGTGGTGATACCCGACCCCTCGCTCGAGACATTCGGTCATTCTTCGCGAAGACGGAAAAGGAGTCGGGTTCCAGCGGACAGCGCTCAGGCGCAGCATTCGGATCGCGGTTCAGCGCGGGCATGAACTCCGACCGGCGGGGACGAGACGAGGGCCAGAAGTTTGGTCGCGGTTTCGTCTCCGCCGCGGCGTCGGGGATGAAGGGCATTGCCGGAGCCTTCGTTCTGGTCAATGCCGCTACTCGAGGACTCCTCAGTAACATCGGGCGCATTGCCACCGGCTTCGCAGTCGCGGCGCGTCTTGTTCGTGGGTTCTCAATCAGTCTTCTTGCCGCCTCAGCTGGACTACGGTTGGTGGCTGGTACAGGCCTTGCTAAGCTTGCCGGCTGGCTCAAGGTCGTTGCACGATACGCCGGCATACTCGCTCGCGACGTTGGGCGTGCTGCAGCAATGTTCCTGGTGCTCTCAGCGGCAGCCAGAGGGCTCAGCGTGCTCATGCGTGTCAGTCGTATGATGGGGCTCCTTACGGTCGGCTTGAGCGCTCTCATCGGCCTTGCCAGCACTGCTGCTCCCGCACTTGCTGCGCTCGCCGGCGCAATCGCTACGGTGGGTTCTGTCGCGGGCGGCATGGCTATCGCCGGGCTCTCCGCGTTCGGTGCTGCTATCGCGGGACTCAAGACCGGCCTGTCCGGTGTGGGCGACGCATTCAAGGCGATGGGTCAGTCCTCGGGCAGCGCAGGTTCTGCGGCGACGGACAACGCTCGTCAGGTCGCTCGGGCACAGAAGCAGCTGACCAAGGCTGTCGAGGATGAGCGCGAAGCTCAGGAGGACGTGACCAAGGCTCGTGAGTCTGCGCTCAAGAAGCTGCAGGGTCTGGATCGTCAGCTCCGGGGTGCAGCGCAGTCCGAAAAGGAAGCCAAGCTGGACCTGCTCGACGCACAGGCAGAGCTGGAGAAGGGCGACTTCGCCAACGGCCGTGAGCGTGCTCGTGCAGTGCTCGCAGTCGAGCAGGCAGAGCTCAACCTTCAGAACGTGCAGGCCGATAACAACGACCTGGCGAAGGAGGCGGCTGACGCTCGCGCTAAGGGAGTCGATAACTCGGACGAGGTGGTCGACGCCCAGAAGCGACTGCGCGACGCGACCGACGCGACGAAGGAAGCTCAGCTTGATCTCAACGAGGCACGCAATCCGAAGGACTCGGGAGCGGGCGGCGTTGACAAGCAGGCTGAGGCACTTGCGAAGCTGAGCAACAACGCTCGGGCATTCGTGCTCCAGGCTATGGCAATCAAGCCTGCCTGGGACGCAATGACCAAGGGAGTCCAGGACAAGCTATTTGCCGGCCTCGCCCAGGTGCTGCAGCCGTTGGCTGACACTTGGATTCCGCGTCTCGGTACAGCGCTCGGCACAGTCACTTCGGGATTCAATGAAGGCGCGCACAGCGTTGCCAACTGGTTGACTTCAGCGGAAGGCGTGCAGATCACGTCAAGCTGGTTGGACTCCTCGAGTCAGGCAGCTGCTGGATTGGGCAAGGCGCTCGGGAACATCATGCCCGGGCTCATGTCGATTGCTGCGGGTGCGGGTGAGGCATTCAGCCCGATGATCGCAGGACTCGGTGACGGCGCTAAGCGGTTGTCCGACTTCCTGGTTCAGGCACAGCAGACGGGTCAGATCAAGACCTTCTTCACTGACGCATTCAACTCGGTCAAGGGTACGATCCAGAACATTTCCGCAGTGATGGGTCCGCTCATCTCGCTATTCATGGAGCTGGGTCAGCGTTCACAGGCAGCACTTGCGCCGGGCCTCCGCTCGGTCGGTGGTGCGATCAAGGAAGCAACTCCCGGACTCATCCAGATGGCCGACAAGATCATGCCGGCACTGGGTCAAGCGCTCACGAACCTTGCACCGGTGATCCCGGCCATTGTTCACGCGTTCAGCCCGTGGGCTACCATCCTGTCGATCCTGCTGCCGCCGCTTGCTACGCTCATCGCAAAGATTGCACCGTTGGCTCCGTACCTGCTTACCGCAGCTGCGGCGGTCAAGGTGATGGCGCTCGCGTACACAGGTCTAAACGCAGTCATGGGCTTTGCGTCGATTGCGCAGGGAATCTTCTTTGCTGCAACTCGACGGTCTGCCGCAGGGCTGGGAACCAACACCATTGCGCTCGGCGCATACCGCACGGCGCAGATGGTGGGCACCGTTGCTACGTGGGCAGCGACTGCCGCAACGTCGGCCTTTGGTGTGGCTCTGGCTGTCGCCACTTCGCCGATCACGTGGATTGTCGTCGCGATTGCCGCGCTCATTGCCGGGCTTGTCTTGCTGTACAAGAAGAACGAGACCTTCCGTAACGCGGTCAACGCGGCATGGAACGGAATCAAGACTGCGATCAGCGCCGTCTGGGGCTGGCTGCAGAGCACCGTGTTCCCGATCTTCAAGCAGGCACTGCAGGCTATCGGTACGGCCATGACGTGGCTCTGGCAGAACGTGATGATGCCCGCCTGGACAGCAATCAAGTTTGTCATCTCGCTATGGTGGGCTGCTGTTCAGATCTACTTCAAGGTCTTCATGGTTATCCTGAAGGCTCTGGGTGCGGTCGTCATGTGGCTCTGGAATAACGTCATGACTCCGGCCTTCACGGCTATCAAGTTCGTAATTCAGGTCTGGTGGGCATACGTCCAAATTGTCTTCAAGGTCTTCATGGCAGTGATCCGAGGTGTCGGCGCTGTCATCATGTGGCTTTGGAATAACGTCGCTGCTCCTGCTTTCAACGCCATCGGGTCTATTCTCTCGACGGTCTGGAACGGGGTTATCAAGCCCGTCTGGGACGGATTCACCTCGGCTATCAAGGTCGTCGGTGACGCAGCGATGTGGCTTTGGAATAACGCCATCACGCCTGCATGGAACGGGATCAAGTCCGCTATCACCACGGTCTGGAACATCGTCAAGCCGATCTTCGAGAACATCGGTAAGGGTTTCCAGGTCATGGGCCAGATTGCGGCCAAGGTCGGCGACGCGATGAAGAACGCCTTCGACGGTGTGGTAGATGTCATTAAGGCTCCGCTACACGCCATCGGTGGACTTCTTGCTAAGCTACCTGGCTCGATCATGGGGGTGGATATCCCGGGTGTGTCGACTATCAAGTCCTGGGGCGAGACGCTGCAGAACCTCCGCAAGGGCGGCACGATCAACGCTCAGCCTGGAGGCTTCGTCGTCAATGCGTCGGCGTCGCGCAAGTACCGAGGTCTGTTGGGCGCCATGGGCGGTCAGCTGATCCGCGGTCCGGGCACCGGTACATCGGACTCCATCACCGCGTTCCACGGGGGCCGCGCAATCGCGAACGTGAGCAACGGTGAGACTTACTTCTCGCCGGGGCTCGCTACAGCGTTCAGCGGGGCACTCGGGGCGATCAATGGCGGATTCGGTAATGGGGGCCCAGGCTTCGCCTCAGGCGGCGAGCTTTACGCTCTGCCGGCGGGAACGAACATCAGCTACGGCGACAGTGGTCGATTCCCGAAGTGGGTCCGTGATCTCGAAGCGAAGTGGGGTGTCAAGGCGTCTACGTACGCCGGTCACCAGGAGTCGGATCGTAACGAACCAGGTTACGCGCCGAACCCGAACCACTACAACCGAGGGATTGACTGGTCGGGTCCTGTCGAGAACATGCAGAAGTTCGCTGAGCACCTGAAGTCCATTGCGCCTTCGACTCCGAACCTCGAGCAGATCATCTGGCAGAACCCGAACACGGGTAAGAAGATCGGCTGGCACGGCCGTGCGTCGGACGATGATGGAAGCTACTTCGCGTCTGACTACGGTGGCCACACTGATCACGTTCACACCCGGCAGTCGGATTCGATCCTGACGGCGACGCCCGCCAAGCCCTTGCAGAACACCAACGTCGACGGTATCGACCCGCCGGTGTGGGAGAAGGACGGCACGGGCACCGACGATACCACGAGCACGACGGGGAACAACGCGGAGACAATCGACTCCCAGCCGTTCAGCGAGATCAAGACCACACGAGACCTGTTCAGCAAGTGGGGACAGATCACGGGTGAATCGCTGTTCGACATCTTCGTTCCGAACCAGATTGGTGACAGCATTGACCCGGTCGCCATTCTGGATCGGTACATGCTCAAGGACAGCCGCAAGGACGACAAGAGCAAGCTCGAGCCGAACAGTACTGACAGCGCCGCGAAGACCAAGTACAAGAAGGCACTCAAGAAGCTCAACACCGAGCTTGAAACCAAGCGGATCACTCAGGAGCAGTACAACGAGCAGAAGGCAAAGCTGGACGCTGAGTACAAGGAATCTCAGAAGGACGTGACTGTTACGTCTTCGCTGGACGGTTCCTCGACGGGTGACCTCGACGTGGGCAAGGCTACCGAGAACGTGGGTAATATTGACCCGGCATATATCAAGGATGGGGGAAACCTCAAGCCGACTGGTGCGCCGGGTCGAGACAATTACCTGAAGGATACGGCAGCCGCTACCAAGTCGATGAAGCTCCCGCTTGACGCGGCGATCATCGCGGTTGGTACTCAGCTCGTTGAGTCGGGTATCAAGATGTTTGCCAACGCTTCTGTGCCTGAGTCGCTCAAGTTCCCGCATGACGCGGTTGGTTCAGACCACGATTCGGTCGGTTTGTATCAGCAGCGTCAGGCAGGATGGGGCACTCTGCAGGAGCGTATGTCTGCCTTCGGTTCCACCAAGCTGTTCTTGAACGCGATGGTCAAGAAGTTCCCGAACTGGGCGACTATGCCGAAGGGTGATGTCGCTCAAGGTGTCCAGGTCTCGGCTTATCCCGACCGCTACGCGGGACGGATGGACGAGGCGCGTCGACTGCTCATCGGCAAGTTTGACCGAGGCGGCGTGGTTCCTCCGGGAGTCTCGCTCGTTGAGAACAAGCTGCGTCGATACGAGCAGGCGGCAGTGTTCACGCCTTCGCAGTGGGATACGCTCCAGCAGCTTCCCGGTGGGGCAGGCACTACCATTGACGCCCGTACCATCATCGAGCACATGTCCGTTGAGGACTGGCGTCAGGCGCAGAAGGAGCTCAAGCAGCTCGGCATCCGTAATCAGATGCGATACTCGAGGAGTCACACGAAGTGAGCAACTGGAAAGTAACACTGAACTCACCCGACGGTGAGGCGATGGTTGTTCACCCGGAGCACATGGCAACCCACGGCGTCTATCTCGCTGAGGATCAGGTCAAGGGTGACATCATCGACGCTCCGGTGAAGACCGAGTGGGACTCCACGGTGAAGCAAGAGGGAGGCACCCAGCGCGGTGTGGATTGGGAGTACCGAGACGTTGACTTCGGCTTCCACGTGACGGACAACAAGATCACCGCAGAGGAAGCTGATTCCATGCTGCGGATGATGTTCGACTACGAGGAAGACGAATGGGACCCCAACCCGAATCGTCAAACACGGCTGGACCTCGAGGTGATCGGAGGGCCCTTTTCAGGGTCTCTCCGGTCCCTCAACCTCCTCATGCACGACACTCCGGAGATCGAGCTCGGGCGTGATCCTTTCATGGATCAATACGTCAACCCACAGCTTCATCTCCGGGCGGGTCAGCCCATGTGGTTCCAGGACACGGTCATTACGGCCTTCGACTGGACCGACGCGGACGTGGGGCCCGGCGCAGTAATCAACGACTTCATAGTCATTGAGAACCCGACGGATCGCGCTATGCGTCATTCCTGGGTGGTGTCCGGTCCTCCCGGTTTGAAGGTGTCTCTTCCGGACGTCTCATGGGTCGGTAGGCGCGGTGAACGCGTGATCGCTGGTCCTCATCCGGATCGGATGATCCCCCTCCCTGAGGTGATCCCTGAGGGCGGCAACGGGATACGCGTCACGCTCGAGCGGGGCAAGGTTATGGTCGAGGACAAGAACGGCACGAACGCTATGGCCCGGATGCCTGTCCCCGGCATGACGTTCCTCTACCGTATCCCGCCCTATACGCGCCGCACGCTCCTGCCGATCCGTGTGGATCACGCTCCTCCCGGCGGCGGGCGAATTGAACTCCGCGCTCCCATGCTCTGGTCGCGCCCGTACGGATTGGAGATGTGGTGACCACACCGACGACAGTCGACTGGGCGGCCGAGTGTGAAGCGATCTGGCAGGCTACGCTGGACCGTGAACGCGAGTACCAGCAGATTCGCAAGCAGGACCAGCTGATCCGTATCTGGGACGGTGACTACAACCTCAAGCACGTAATTACCGACTTCTACAGTACGGACTTCAATCCCCTCGACGGGGACACGGGCACACACGAGATTGTGCTCCCGTGGGAGGACCCCTGTGCTCAGTGGGCCTTCGATGAGGAACGGCGAATCGCCAACGGCGAGAAGCAGATTATCAACGTTACCTGTGACTACGTTGGCGCGCGTATCAGCGGGCGCTTGCAGCAGCTGACGGTCGACACCGACGAATGGGGCCGGCAACGCGTCACCATGACGTTTGAGGACGACTACGAGACGCTCAAGGGCTACGACGTTTGGAGCAATCCGTTCCTGCCGGCAGCATTCCAGTTCCCGCGGGTGTTCATCCTGCCAGGTCCGCTGCGGTGGGTGCTCAAGACCACGTTGTTCCTTCAGGTGCTACGCGAGCAGACCAACCTCTGGTCGCTGCCCGATGATCCACTGAACCTCGGTTCGTACGCGTCCGGGTTCGACATGTCCAACTGGATGGTCCTGATCAAGCCAACGCTTCTGTTGGAAGATCTTGCCGCAGGGTCGATCTGGGGAGTGGCGTGCTCACGGTGGAAGAACTTCCACGACATGCAGAAGCCCATGACCGAAGACGCCGAGTATTCCTGGAAGCTCCGTCGTTGGTTGAAGGGTGACCCGGTACCTGACTGGTGCCAGGCGCTCGGTTTCGAGCCCGCTCACGGTGCCCTCATCGTTGACCTCGTTGACGAGTCGGGTACATACGTCGGCACGTCACACGGCGGAACGATGTTCGACGGACTCTTCCGCACCATCGGTGACTTCACGGAGGACTTCCTCGAGACGGACTACGTCGCGCTCATGGACGACGAGATTCCGGAGGCGTACAAGCAAGCTAACCCGCTCGCGCGCTTCACCCGCAAGGAGCGGCCCTTCGTCGTGTACTCGCCGGATATGCCTGGCGTCAAGTCCATGCAGTACCTCTACAAGCCCGCGAAGTTCATTCAGATCAACACGGGCGGACACTCCATGCCGGGTGTCAATGAGGCAATCAGCGCAGGCATTCAGGCGCTCGGTGACATCATCGGCAATCAGCTCCAGATCGGCTCTATCGGCGGTTCCGTGGACACGCTGCTCAAGCCGTTCTACGAAGACACGGTGCTCGCATGGATGAGCGTGAAGCTCCTCATGCGGTCGATGAAGCAGGGCAAGTCGCGTCTCTTCGAGTACTTCCAGGAAGGCGCGGACAAGGCCTACACCATCTCGGCGATGATGGTCATGAGAACCGGTGTGTGGGCGACCCGCACAATCCGGCAGGATACTATCCAGATCACCGACGGCGGCCCGTGGTTGCTTGGCGATCAGGGAGTCGGGCACTACTGGCTTTCCTCTCGTGTGGGAGCGATGGTTCCCGGCGACACGCGCAAGCAGATCTACATGGATCGCGTCCGTGCGCTCAAGCTTCACCAGGAGCGAGGGCAGCGGCCGAGGTTCGACATCACGGTGGGAGACAACACCGCTGACGAGGACCCCGCAACCGCAGCATGGGGACGGATCGAGTCCCTGATAAGTTCGGTCAAGGACCTTGGTGTCTTCTAGGAAAGGTGCAGAATGAAACGAGGAGACTTTCCGGTACAAACGGAATGTGACCCCAAGAAGCCATCTGAGTTCGCCGCATGGGCATTGGTGGCGCTGCCTCACATGAACGGGGCGGCGCTGCCGATGTCCAGCGAGTACATGCAGCTGGTATCCCAGCACTTGTGGGACGCCGGTTTCCGGTGGCACCGCAAGAATCAGAAAGTGAAGTGGCGCCCGCCTGCTGCAGGTGATCGTCACTGGCTGACCAATCCGGGTCGATGGGTTCCAATGAACGAGCCGGACCCGGAGCCGAAGGATCAGTCCGTGGATATGCTCACCGTTCTCCGAGCGATGAAGCAGGCCGACGAAGGAGACTTCTTCAAGGCTATCGAGATGCTCAACACGAAAGGAGAGAAAGGGTGAGCTTCCGCAGATACATGGGGAATGACTGGTCCGAGAACGACTGGCGAATCTGCGATTCCAACGAGACAGTAGTCGTCTCGGTCGCGGGTATGAATGTCCGCCTTCGTTCAGGCTATGCAGCTGAAGCGCTGCGGGCTTGGATTCTCTGGTACCACGAGAATGTCGAACGGATCGACCTCTACAAGCCGATTGACGATTGGGGCTGGTCGTACGACAACGACGTGGCCGACTCCAACCATCTGTCCGGCACGGCGGTCGACCTCAACGCCACACAGTACCCGTGGGGCTTGTACCGTATGCCTGCTGATCGTATCGCCAAGGTACGTCGCGGACTTCAGCTGTTCGAGGGCATTATCTTCTGGGGCCGCGACTGGGGCAAGCCGGACGAGATGCACTATCAATTGAACGCCGGCACAGCGAGCGGTACGGGCGCTTCTGATCGCCTAATCAACTTCGTGCAACGTCGTATCCGTGACGGCCGTTTGATCGGCACAGGGACGCCCTCAGCGCCCGTGTACAGCCCTGCGACGGTCGACGCATACAAGCAGGTGTCGGAAAGGTTCGGGTGGTGGTGATGGGTACCTACTGGAGCGATGTCAGTCAGTACCAGGGACAGCCGGTGGACGGCACGTACCCCCACCCGTTCTTCTGCTTTCGCACGAACTCGGGGGACGCCCGCGACACGTTGGGTGTGGAGAACGCGAAGCGCGCCAAGCAGCTCCTCGACTCGGGGAAGCTGAAGGGTGTCTTTGCCTACTACTTCTTCCGCCCGGGTCAAGCGAACTGTGACCTCCACAGGAAGATGCTCGAGGAAGCGGGTCTCTGGGGCCATCCGTTGCTCGCGACGATGGTCGACGTGGAGGACGCGGGGGGAGTCATTCGTGGCGATCAGTCCGCGGAGGTCAACGATGAAGTGGCGCGCCTGCGTCGCTGGTACGGGGACGACCGCCGAGTGTTCGGCTACCTCAACGGGGTTGCGAACGCAGGGCTTTGGGTCACGCGTCCAGCGGGGCTCAAGTTCGTCACGCCCTCGTACTCCGGACGACCCGGTGTGTGGGCGAGTACCCCGCCGCCGGCCTGGTTGCAGAACGCTTCGTTCGGTCACCAGTTCACAGACGCAGCAGTCACGAAGCCGTGGCCGTTGGGAACCGACCTCAACTATTCCGCGTTGTCGGTCGAAGAGATACAGGCCCTACTCGGGCTCAAGAAAGGAGGCACCGTGGGTGCAGTAGAGGACGGAGCGGGCCAGCTGGCTGGTCGCTTCGGCAATGTCCGTCGGATGGTGAATCCGGACGCGGTGAAGTACTTGCCGGCGTCGTTCAATCCCAAGACCGACCCGAAGGGCCCGGCAGCCAACGACATGTGGGCCGCCCTCGTCAATGAGGTTGTCTGGGACGGCTACGCTCCGGACAAGTTCGTCGGTGACGAAGACAGCAACGAACCGCGCGCTCTCGTGGGCCTCGTGCTCCTGGGGCTCGCACGACAGAAGCGAATCGAGCAGAAGCTCGACAAGCTGTTGGGAGAGAAGGCATGACGGGACCCACACCGTTGCCCGAGAACGAGTTCATCGACGAGCTCAAGCGGCAACTCGAAGAGCAGCCCTGGTACCAGCGGTTCGCCAACACGGTGACCTCCGCAGTGGGCGGTGTGCTGCTCATCGCGTGGCTGCTCACCACCACGGGGGTCGACCTCCCCGACGGGGTGGAGAAGGGAGTAGCGTCAGGTATCGCGCTGCTCACGGTCCTCGGCGTCCTCAAGACCAAGAACGGCCTCACGCCGCGAACGGTCGAGGACATCGAGACTTACGTCGGTAAGCACCGAGCGTAACGCCGACGGGCTGGACCCTAGTTACCGGGGGTCCAGCTCGTCTCCACCTCAAGGAGTGACATGCTTGACTGGATCAAGGAGTGGCGAGATCGGTTCTACCGAGTCGTTGACTCCGATGAGGTCAGAGTATTCCAGGCGATTGTCTACGTAGGCATGATCGCGTCCGGAATCTACATGACCGCGTACGGTGCACCCACAACCGTACAGAAAGAACTCGGCGATTACATGCACGAGGTCTGGGTCGCTATGACTGTGATCGGGCCTCTCATTGTGACAGTCGGCGACCGCATGGTCAGGTCGGGGAAGAACAAGGTTCTTTACACCGATCATCCCGGTGGAGGTGGGCGTATCTACTGGGGCTGGTATCTGCAAGCAGGTGGAGACCTGGTCGTGACGTGTGTCTACCTGACGTACATCATTGCGGCTTTCTCTTCAGCTTGGTTGCAACGAGGCATCTTCGCGGCCTTCATTTTGACGTCTCTGATGTTCTGCGCGGTCGTGCTAGTCATTAGAGATTTGAGGCGCGTACGAGCGATAGAAAGGACGTGATGTGTTCACCGCCGCGTCTGCGCCCATGTGGGTGGCGATCATTGCCCTACTCGGCACTGTCTTATCCCCCATTATACAGGGTCGCATTAATAAGAACTCCCCGGTGAGCAAGGCTGACGCGGCAGAGCGATTCACGCGGATAGCGGCTGGTGTGGCTGAAGACTATGACGAGCTCCGCGAGGAACTCCGAGAGATAAAGCCTCTACTCCAGGAACTAATCCGGTTGCTCGATCAGACTCAGTGCGCTGACACTGAGCACACGCACCGAATCAGAACAGTCATCGAGAAGCTACGAGAGAAGATGTACTAATGACTACGCCCAACCACTTGAGTCCTGATGGGTCGATCACCGGCTATGGCTCCTGGTCGACGGTTCAGCACCGGACCCAGTCTGAGTGGGAAGCGGGCGAGTATGCCAAGTGGGCGTCCGCCATGGCGGGAATCCCGAAGATCGGCGACAAGCTCGCAGAGATTCCCGTCATTGGTGGCGCCCTCTCGGATTTCTGGGAGATCATCACCGGTATCCCGGACTCAGACAACAATGACGCCGGCTCACTTATTCGTGGGTTCATAGATGGCATCTCATCGGCCCTCACAGGGACTAGCAACCCGAACCCGGGTAACTCGTTCTTGACGAATATCTGGTCGCTCCTGGGCGGTATCAGGACGCAAACCGCGGACAACGCGGCAGCGATCCAACAGCTCGAGAACCTGCTCGCTGCAGCAGCGCCCACACCGGCCTGGGTGTCCAACCTCACGGATATGGCCTCAGTGCCTCGCGCACTACTCATGCCAGTTGTCACGGGTACCGCGTCGGCGGGCTCGATGTCCTGTTCTGACGCGTCGCACTCGCACAGTGGCCACACGCACGGCGTCAACACTGGCATGCCGTCATACAAGCCCACAGCCAACAACGTGCTGGGCAACTCGACCGGCACTGTCTACTTCACTCCGATTGTCGCTGATCGCACAGGGCAGATCGACAAGCTCCGCTTCATCACTGGCCCTGACTCGCTGCTGTTCTCGATTGACGAGTACTACCTGGCACTGTTCGGGTACAACCCGATGAACGGGAACATCGAGAAACTGTGGCAGAGCGACAACTTGAAGAATGACATCGGCAGCGACCGAGCGGAAATCGAGGTCAGCATGGGACTGTCCGCGACCGTGTCGCCGGCACAGCTCCTCTTCGTGTCCCACTTTCAGCGTCAGCCCGCACTGGGCGGCTCGACTCGCAACGTCGCGGCTGTGCTGCAGCCAGGCGTCTCGCGTCCCTCGTCTGTTCTGCTCAGGGCTTCGTGCTACTCGTTGTCCGGTCAGACCAGTATCGGTGCCTCCTACTCGTTGGCATCTCTCAGTCAGATCAACGACTACTTGCCGTGGTACGCTATCTCGGTGAATAACTAGGAGGACCCATGTCCGGATTCGATCCCAACGAAGATTCGCTCATCCTCAGTGAGGGAGCCGACTACGTCGCGACGTTCGTAGAGCGTGGTGTTGTGTGGCCGGAAGGTACCACCGCCACCATTCTCTTCCCGTCACTCGAAGACGTGGGACCCTTCGAAGCCACGGTAACGCTCAACGGGTCGATAACGACCAAGGAAGGTCAGACGGTCACAGGGGGCATGGCTGCCTTTGTGATCCCGAAGGCATCCACCGGTGTGGCGACTATTCCCGCGCGGACCAAGTACAGGCTCATGCTCGACAAGGGTCACACGTACTGCTGGTTCCGCGGCACAGTGGAGAGGCAGGACTGATATGGCCATCGTCAGTGGATCGGTCGTCGTCACCGACCCGGCAGCGCCAGCAACGAAGGTCGTTGCACCGACTAATGGTGCGGTGTTCACGTCACCAGGACCCGGAGGACCGGAAGGACCCTCCTCAACGGTCCCTGGGCCGCCTAACGAGCTCAGTATCGGCAGTGTGTCCAGCGGCCCCACACCAAGCGCTGAGATCGTCGGTGAGAGCCCAGAACAGGTGCTCAACTTCGTCCTTCAGAAGGGGGACAAGGGGGATAAGGGAGATACGGGACCGGTGTCCACCGTGCCGGGTCCGGCCAACAACCTGGGGATAGGCACCGTGACCCAGGGATCGGCGGCGGCAACAGTCACCGGGTCGTACCCGAACCAGAAGCTGAACCTCACTCTTCAGAAGGGGGACAAGGGGGATAAGGGCGACCCCGGCGAAGTCAGCGAAGCCGAGCTGTCAGCGGCGATCAACGCCGCGCTGGATCAGGTCATCGACGGTTCCCCGGGCACCCTGGACACCCTGAACGAGTTGGCTGCTGCGCTAGGCGATGACCCGAACTTCGCCGCGACGGTCACCGCGCAGATCGCTACCAAGGCTGACAAGCTAAGGCAGATCATCGCGGGGGCAGGTCTCACCGGAGGCGGTACCCTCGAGGCGGATCGAACGCTCGCCGTCGACTTCGGCACGGGGACGAACCAAGCCGTCCGCGGTGACGACGCTCGACTATCGAACGCACGCACGCCGACGAGCCACCAGCACAACGCTTCAGATATCAACGCGGGAACGCTGAACATCGCCCGCATTGCTGACGGTGCGGTCACGCTGGCGAAGCTCGCTACGGCGGTGCAGACATCGCTGGGCAAGGCGGACAGTGCGGTGCAGGGCTCGGGTATCACCGTCTGGAAGGGTACTCAGGCCGCATACAACGCCATCGGAACGAAGGACGCCAACACCGTCTACGTGATCGCGGGGTGAGCTATGCCAATCGCAGTGGGAGGCACGTCGATCTCTGACGTACGCCTCGGAACGACCCCGGTGGACAAGGTGTACCTCGGCACCACGCTGGTGTGGCAACGGGTCCCGCCGTATCAAATGACGAAGACCAACACCACTGGTGGGTCGGGCACGTCGTATGCCACGCTGACAGGCATGGTCGCAGACGCTGGCTATCCCGGCTCCCTCGTTGACAACGGGGCAGCGCTGAGGGTGCCTGACGGGATCACGGCGTACAACGCTGTAGTCCGCGCTGAGGTGCCCCACACCGGGGGTACAGCGCCGAGGTACGGGCAGACGCAGATATACCGCAACGGGTCACTGGTCGCGACTGGGTCCCAAGAGTCTGCGTCCCCGGGAACGTCGTTCGCTGAGTGGTCGGGGTCTGTACAGGGCGGCGACTACTTCGTCATTCAGTGGCGCGGTGAAGGAAACTTCTTCAACCGACCCACAGCGCAGGCTGGCGCGTTCCTGCGTATCACGCCTGTGTTGTGACGCTATGAGTCAACATATGCACGTAAACGCCAGAGAGGGCCTCAGGATTGAACCTGGGGCCCTCTTTGGAGTAGCTGCGTCAGTTTGTGACGACCCCCGCCCGGCGATACTTGCCCCGGCGGATCTGTTCGACCAGCCCCAAGTTCACGAGGACTCCCACACGAGAGGACGCAGCGGGTCGAGTGATGTTCAAGTGGTTTGCAATTGCCGCGGTGGAAACCACCCCGTCGTAGTTTTCGAAGATCTCCCATGTTCGTCGTTGGTTCGCTGTCAGCGCCATGACGTTGGGAGTAGCCCCGGGCGGGTTGTCGATGGTCCCGTAGACCCCGACGCTGGAGCGAATTACCCGGCCGTTTGCCCGATGGTACAAGGCAGTCAGCCGTTGACCCGCAGCTCCCCGATCAATTCCTGCGTACTCCCCGAGTTGGGAAGCAGACATGGGGCCGAGCTCCTCCAGTACTTCTAGGGTTTCCTTCATCAGATCAGTCAGCCCTCCTGTAGCCGAGCCCTTGTAGATGGGTCCCTCCTTAGGAGAGGTAGATTGAGGCTTCCTTTCCCGGGTGGGGGTTTTGCTTTCCTGGACAGCGGGCTGGGGAGGGGCAGGTAATTCTGCTAGTTCAGCAAGAGAAACTTCGACTCGTCCCCAGACGGGATGGTTGATAAATGCCATGACAGCTTCCTTTCATCGAGGTGGGTTGTGGGTGCCGTGCTCGGGGTGACCTATGACGGTCGTACGCCTGTAGCGTCCCTGAGCGATAAGTTAGAGCGAGTCAATCGCGATGACGTTTCGGACGTCACCCTTGGACAGCTTCGCGACGGTGGTCTTCTTCGCGCGGGCACGTTCGACCAGGGCGAGGGTGAGGGACTGAACCAGCTCGGTGTCGATGTCAGTGGCGACACCCTGCGCGTCGATCACGGTGAGCGCCTGGTCGCGCTGCTTGTCGGTGAGCGCGTCGTAGGACTTCTGCAGCGAGGAGACCTTCACAGGCTCCGTGTCGTAGTCGGCTTCATCGAACGGGGTATCGCCGAAGTGGTCGTCTTCGGGAGCGTCAGCGTTGACCTCAGGAGCGGGAGTGAGTCCCTTGGCGCGGGCCTTGCGGCACTTCGCACGAGCAACGGGGGTCTTCGGGTGATCGCACTCGGCGTGGCTGGTGTGGACCTGCTTGCGACGAGTTGCGCGGTTGGGTGTTTCGCCGGCGTAGCACTTGTCGCACTGTGCGAGTCCCAGGTCTTCGTTGTGGTACACGTTGCGGACCTTGCGATTGCAGGTGTCGCAATCGGCGGTGGCGGCGTTGAGGTTCGACATGATGTGGGTCCTTTCGGTCGTTCATTCGGTGGTGTGCTTAGAACCTACCACAGCCCACCCACACCTGTCAAGAGATGCCACCAAAGAGCCCCGGACCAGGTAGGGGAATCCGGGGCTCTTCGGGGAGGGAGGAGTCGACGGCGAGTCAGTCGAGATCGAGCTCGTCGTCCTCGAGCACGTCCTCGTCCTCGACCTCCGGCTCGGGAGCGGCCTTGCGGCGGCTGCGGGTCGAGCGCTTGGCGGATGCCGGCTTGGCACCTTCCTTCTTGGCGGCGGGGGCCTTGGCCGGCTTGTCGGCAGCGGCGCCCTCCTTGACGGCCTTGAAGACGGCGACCACGGCGGGGTCCTTCAGGCCGGTGAACGACCAGCGGCCATCGCCGCGTTCGATCTCGCCGTCGTTGACGAGCTTCCGGAGGATGACGCGCAGCTTGGTCTGCTCGACGGTCTGACCGAGCTTGGCCTCGATCTGCTCGCCCAGCCAGGCGACGCCCTTGGTTTCGGTTTCCTTTGCAACAGCCATGATCTGCACCTTTCGTGTGGGTTGATCGACGTTCGCGGGTTGCGGCGTCGGTTTAGAAGATGACAAGAATACCGTACCACATCACCTCTCCAACCGCCTGCGACCTGCGTCTTTACCTTGATTCGGCGTGTTCATGTTGCGAACCTGCGAACGTATGATAGTGTCTTCGTTGTCACCACCTATACGACCCACCTGGGTCACATCGAAAGGCACCACGTGAACACACGCTCCGCTGCAAACATCGTCGGTATCACGCCGAAGCAGCTTCGTTCTTACCTTCGCTCACGCACCGACCTCGTACCGGCACCCACACACGGCGCTCAGTACGACCTCACGCTCGAGCAGGCCGAGAAGGTGAAGAAGGAATACTGGGCGCTCAAGGAGCGCTTCAGCAAGGCCGTTGCCAAGACCGAGATTCTGGGACAGGACACTCCCGGCATGCCGCTCGCTGATCTCGCCAACCCATCCGCCCGTGAGCAGTTCGTTGCTCTTCGTCGTGAACGTGCTCAGCGCCTTGACGCGCTCATGCGTCGCGCCGGCATGACGCTCCCACAGATGTCCGATGAACGCCTGCTCGCCAACGGTCGCGTGCTGTCGCTCGAGGTGTCCGAGTGAAAGGCGACGACTGGGCCGTGCTCCTCGGCTGGTTACTCATCCTGTTCACCGTCCTGTATCTGATCGCGCAAATCATCCGCGTAATCATCTGACTCAATCTCCCCGGGAAGTCTTGACAGGCTCCCGGGGAGAATGGTAAGATCTTCGTATGAACAACGAACTGACCCTCTCGATTGCCACCACCCACCACGACTTCGTCGCCGCCCTTTCCCTCGATGATGGCGACGTGGCTCTGAACTGCGCTTTCTCTTCCCTCGAAGACATGTTTGCTGAAGTTGCTTACGATGTGACCCCTGAACTGACCATCGACTACGCGCTGCTGTTCACAACTGCACTCGTCGCTGCTGACTTCATTTACGCCAACTACTGACCCCCAAGAGAGGGCCTCAGCGTAAAGCTGGGGCCCTTTCTTAGTAGTCGCTAGTCACGACGCGGTCGAAGCACCTCAAGCGCCTCAGGGACCGAATGAGCGACGACTACGCGCCCACCCGCTTGACGGATGCGATCCATCACGCGCTCCTGAATCTTGGAGGGCCCGTTGCCGGGCATCTTCACCTCTACCGCGATGAAGCGGCCATGCCATACCCCGATGAGATCAGGAAGCCCAGCCATCATCGTCGGCCCGCCGTGAATCTTGAACATGAACGCACCGCGCTCCTCGAGCGCCTTGCGAATCTGTCGACCGAGTCGCGCCTCAGGTTGGCTCATCCCCGCCACACCACCCGGATGCAGCCCACGCCGTTGCGTCGTGCCTCCCAGTACGCCCGTAGCGCGCCGATCAGCGACTGCCCTTGGTACTGCACATGATCGCGGTATCCGTCGCCCAGATTGACCCAGGCGAGCACCTCCCAGCGGTAACCCATGTCCTGTCCTTTCTATGGGAAGAGGCGGGGCCCATGCGCTTCCCTTCGCACGAGACCCCGCCTCAGGTTGGTGTGGGTCAGAGGTCGTCGAGGTCCAGCTCGTCGTCGTCATCCCCGGCGGGGTCGTCCTCGGGCTCGTCGGCGGAGTCTTCCGACTCGTCGTCGTCCTCGTCGTCGGCCGCGGGAGTGTCTCCCTCATCGACCTCAGACAGCGGGATCAGCGAGTCGATCACCGACTTGAGCTTGCCTTCGTACTCGTCGTCCTCGAGGATGATTCCGAGCTTCTTGCCGATGAGCTTGGACGCGTCGATGGTCTTGACCGACTTGGGCACGTTGACGCCGATGGCGACGAGGACCTGACGAATCTTCCAGGCCTGGTCGGCGGTCAGCTGGCAGTAGTACGGGTAGGTTGCGCCCGGGTGCTTGTCGGGAACGATCAGGAAGCACCACTGCGGGGTATCCGTCTTCTTGCTGTTGCCGGCCTTCACGTCCTTGATGGACGCGGCGTACTCACCCGGCGGAAGCTGCTTCGGGCGGATACCCGAGCCCTCGGTGACGTTGGTGAAGTCGATCTTGGCAACGAGCGGCTTCGCCTTCGACACGGTGACGCCCTGGGTCTTCTCAGCCATTACTTGCTCTCTTTCTTTGCGGGGTTGGGATCGCCTGTCCGGATGGCCCGAATCAAGCGTGGAACGGTCGGGTTGGAAAGGTACTGGGGCAGCACGTATTCCGAACGGTAACCGGTGTCGTAGATGGCTGATGGCTCAAGCCATAGGCGTCGTCGGATAACCGGCTTCGCCCCGCTGTCATCTTTGACGGTGTAGATTCGCCCGATCACGTCAACCAGCGCGTTGACCGTGGAGCGTACTCCCTTCGGGAGGTCAGGTACGAATTGAGCAGCGGCCTCTTCTACGTCCTCGTCTTCTTCACCATACCCGTCAGCTTCGATCATCCGCTCCTGAGCGGTGTAGATCGTTCCGATGGGTAGGTTCTGGAAGTTGTGCAGCATGCCCTTCATGAGCTCACCGGACTTGCCGTAGTCGCGCTGTGCGACCATGCCCGGTTGTCGGGACAGGTCACGCTCCTCGGCTTGTTCCATCACGAAGCGCAGGGCCATGTTGCAGAATCGCGTGAGACCATCGAAGGCCACATAGCGATACTCATGGTCTCCTGAACGCAAGAACTTGTAGACCTCATCGAAGTCCTCCCAGCGTTCAATCGGCCACACGTCGGGGTCCACCTTGGTGAACTCGTCAGTGCCGTGCTCGGTCGTGGGATCAAGGATCAACACGCCCGGGGCAGTCGTACAGAATCGCGTCTTGCCCTTCTTGTTTCGAGCGTAGACGAGGATCGACGGGAGCCGCTGCTTCTGCTGTGACGGCTTTTTGATCTTGGCTTTGGCAATCGCCGAATAGTCCTTCGTCGTTGCAGCCCGAGTTACTGCCATTCCTTACCTCCTTTCACTTTCTATGTTATCGGTCGATGGCTTGCAAGGACCGTCATGTGGGTGGCCGGTACCCCGGCAATCCCAACAACGGCCGCTGGTCTCCGGGTCCCCATTTGCTCCAGTGCCCTGGCAAGCAGTGCAGCATCCAGGCTCATCGTGGACCATCGTCTTCCTCATTCCCCTTGTAGTACGCGAACGGGTCATGAGTCTGGAACTCGCGACGACGTACACCGTCAACGTCCTGACCGGCGAGCTCAGCGATACACAGCGAGCGATACGAGCACCACTCGCAACCACGCGACACGGAGCGCTCTACGAGCATCTCAGGGTCTGCTTCGAGCTCCTCACGCCATCGCGCGTAACGCTCACCGGTGTGGGCGATGTCATCGACAACCCGCTGGATCATCGCGTCGTCTTTCTCCATGAGATCGCGACGGAACACGGGAGACAGCTGGACCTTGTCACGGTCGTAGCGCTCATCCTTGAGACGAGTCAGCAGAGCCTGGACATCATCGTCCTCAAGCGCGTCATGTTCGGTAGCTGACTTGAGCGCGGTGGGGTAGTCGGTGTGAGGTTGCTTCTTCAGCAGGCGACCATCACGGACGCCCCACTTCAGCGGCTGGGGAGCCTTCGGCACGATGTAGTTCCAAATGAACCCATCGACCGGAATTCCGCACTGTCGAAACATCCAGATGTAGAACGGGGACTGAAAGTCGAGCAGTCGATAATCGGTCCGAGGAAGGCGGTTATGGGTCTTGTGATCCACCGCCCATAGGCCGTACTCATCCTCGATGAGCATATCTGCTTTGCCCTGTCCCTGAAGCCCGTTCGGTAGCTCGACCTCGATTTTGATCTCAACCTCATGCACTTTCCACGAATCGTCGTTCGAGTAGTGCCACTGGTAAGCCTTGTACAGCTGAGCCATCTCGCGAGGAAGATCACCGAGTGCTTCCTTCTCCTCATCGAAGAGCTTGCTGAACTTGCCGACCTCGAGCTTGTGAGCCTTGGTCACGGACTCGCCCTTGTACCGAGCCTCGAGCAGCGAGTGGAACCAGGACCCGCGAGTGAGCGGCTTCGCACGATTGAGTTTCGGGCCGAGCAGGTCAACGTGCTTGTACTTCGTCGCTTGCTCACAGCCCTTGAAAGACTTGATCAGCGAGTTGGTGATTACGAGATCAGACATCTTCACCTACGAGCAGCTCAAGGGAAACCCGGGATATCTCGATTACGAGCCGCTCAATGGTGCAGGAAGAGTCGAACCGATCACGAGAAACGGTGTAGATGTAGGGTTTGGTGGTCTTGTTGACTTGGACCCAGCCCAGCTTCTCAAGGACCTGACACATGGCTCCTACTCCCGTGTGACTGGCTCGAGGAGATAGCCCGGGTATCTCACCCGATAGGCCCAGTAACTTCTGCGTGGAGTATCCTCGAGCGATCAACTGGTAGATGGCCAAAGTCGAATAGGCCCGCTTGGGCAAAGGGAGAGAGGGGTCAGCAGCTTGAGCCTTGCAAGCCCAATAAAGGTCTTCTATCTTCTCACGATGTGATCGACTCATGAGTGGTGCTCCTTCAGCCAGTCCCGCAATTTTTGCGGGGAGTTCACTATATCACCTGGTATCTCAGTCTTGTGTCCCCAGTGCTGCCCGACCGCGACATCGCTCACGATAGGCACCTTGAAATGGTACCCGAAGAGCTGTTGTGTGGGCGGGTGCTCCATTACCTCCTTGATGAGTGGAATGACTTCCTCGAGCTCCTCGTCGGGGCATTCGAAGTTAATAGCGTCGTGAACAGTACCAATAGGAGCAGCGCGTAGACCACGTTTCCTGAACTCACGGTCAAGAAGAACGAGAGACAGTAGGCACAGATCACTGGCTGTTGCTTGAACAGGCGAGTTGATTGCTTGACGTTGTGCTTCAGCGACTACTCCTTCGTCCTGTGAATCGACATCGGGGAGATGTCTTACACGTCCCAGCGGGCTCTGTACGCGCTTGTATTGAGTGACCAGGCGACGTTGCCGAGCGTGCCAACGAACGAGCGTAGGGAACTGCTCGAAGAACGCCTTGCGGAAGTCCTGTGCCTCGCGTTCGGTGACAGCCACACCATAGTTGGTGTATGCGGTCTGGATGAACTTGCGCCAGCCCATGCCGTACAGGAAGCCGAAGTTCACCGCCTTGGCTTTCTTGCGTTCCTCCTTCGTGACCTCGCTCGCGGGCTTGCCCGTCATTCGCATGGCCATAGCCATGTGGATATCCTCGCCTCGTGAGTACAGCCCGAGCATGGTCGGTTCCTGTGCAAGCTCGGCGGCGATACGCAACTCGACCTGTGAGTAGTCGGCTTCGATGAATGTCCATCCTGGTGCAGCGCCGAACACGCCTCGGATGATCGGGTCACGAGGAACCTGCTGCATGTTCACGCCGCGGACTTTCTTTGCCCCCGTTACCTTGTCAAGGTCGGCCTTGCCCGACGACAGTCGACCCGTCACCGTGCCGGCAAGCTTAAACGTGGTGTGAAGGCGGGACTCAGACGTAAGCAGTTCCTGGTACGGAGCGATGAATCCAGAATTGAACTTCTGCCATTTGACCCGCTCGAGCAAGAGTTTGGCGATGTCATAGTCTTCGGCGAGGTGCATCATCACCTCTTCCTTCGTGCTCGGGCCGGTCTTGCCTTCCTCGATCACGGGGAGACCCAAGTGCTCGAACAGCAACCATCGCAAGAACTTTGACGGGTTCCAGTTCACGGCCATACCGTCGGGAATCTCGTCAGGCACGTACTCGCCCAGTGCCGTGTGGATTCGGTCGAGCTCCTGAGCGACGAGCAGCGTTGACTCCTCGAGCTTCTCACGGTCGACGTACACACCGCGTCGTTCAATGTGGACAAGGGATTGACTCGCCGGCATAACGAGCTTACGCAGCAGTCGGAAAGCGAGTGGGTCCTCGAGCAGTTGCTGATGGAAGAGGTGATACAAGCCCATGGTGTGCCAGGTGTCATAGGCGTTGTACTTGAGAATCTCCTTCAGCGGATGCTGGTGGTACCAGGGCTGAGACGTTCGACCGCCCTTGATCTGGATATCCCACTCGGGCGCGTCGAGTAGCACACGAGCCAGCGGCTTGAGTCCCTTCGCCCGGTTCTCATCGAGCAGGTGGGCGGCGAGCATGGTGTCGAAGTTGACCGGCACCGCGGCGTCGAACTGCACCATCCACCGGCAGTCAAACTTGGCGTTGTGGGCGATTCGAGTCGGGACCTTCCTCATGTCGCGAGCGATCACCTGCAAGACCTTCTCCCAACGTGACGACCACACCGAGGCGCGGTGGCAGAGCGGGACAGCCCAGCATGTATCAACGCCAGAGGATTGATTCGTGATAGTCAACGCTATGGACACGATGAAAGCGCCCTCAGCTCGCTCGTCAAAGCCTGATGTCTCCAGATCGAACGCGACTGCTGACGCGTCGCGCAACTCGCCCAAGAGGGCGCTGAGGGTGCTCTTTGACGCTGCCACGCGTACACGGTCGGGGAGTATGCCGTCGGCGGGCTTCTCGCCCTTCATCGTGCGAATGATCGCGGCCACGTCAGCGCGCAGCAAGGCACCCTGCGATGGGTTGCGTTCGACAGCTGCAGGAGCGAGCGACGCCATGAGCGGGATACGCCCGACGGCAAGGTCTTTACCTCGCCACTTCATGATTCCCGAGTGTCCGGTCGTCACGAACAGCGCTTCGTTACCCAGAGCCAGAATGGCGTCGGGCTGCTGCTCGAGGTTGGTGAGGAACTCCTCGAAGTCACCGCGCAGCTCCCGGAGGATCGCCTTCGTGAAGTCAGCGCCGTCAGCCACTCGCCGGTGTGGGTCGATACCCATGAAACCGAGCTGAACCTTCTGGCCGTGAACGAGTCCCTCCATGAGCTGCTCGCCACGACCACGCAGTCGGTACTTGGAAACAATCAGCAACTTCATTCGGGCTCCTCAACGCCGAGACCAAGCCAGGGCTGTTGGTCCTTCGGCCAGATCGTTTGATCGAGCGGGGAGCCCATGAGGTATCGCGGGGGGAACGCGAACGGGAGGGACGGCTGCACAACGACAACCGTAACACCGGCCTCCTCGAGCAGCTCGATTCCCGCGGCGTCTCGGAATGGTACGTAGAAGGTCACCTTCGAGATTCCCGCGTTGATGAGCAGACCCGCACAGGACACACAGGGCGAGTGTGTGACGTACAGCTCAGCCCCATCCAAGGAAGCGCCGTAGCGGGCTGCTGACGCAATGACGTTGACTTCGGCATGAACTGCACGAGTGCACGGCTGCTCGTCCGTGTGGACACAGTGGGGCATTCCAGCGGGAGCCCCGTTGTACCCCGCCGCGAGCAGCTGGCCCGAGCGCACCGCGATGGCTCCGACGTGCAGCCGTGAGCATGTGCTCCGCTGAGAGATGACGGTTGCGAGGTCGATCAGCCACTGTTCTCTCCCGACGCGCTCAGTCATTGACCCATGCTTCCGACGAGGCGAGTCGTCCGACGACCCACACACCACTCACCGGTTTGTTGACCCAGCTGAAGTTCCCGACCTTGGTGTAGGCGGTCGTGTGATCGCCGAACTTCGCATAGCGCAGCAGGTCGCTGATCGACTCGAGCGCAGCGTCTCGGTAGCCTGGCTCCCAGAAGCGCGTCCAGGCCCAAGCGATCTTGCTGTCGAGTCGTGCGCGCACATCGCCGAACCACTCAGGCAGCTCATCGAGATCGAGGGCCCAGAGCCACGGAACGGCGGATCGGATCGGCGACTTCGGATGAAGGTAAGCGATGGGATCATTGACCCAGTTGACCGTGTACGCGTCGAGATGACGACGGCCCCAGTTCAGGATAATCTCATCCGTGATGACCCCCGTAGCGATTCCCTCATAGAGGAAGGGGGGCTTGCCCTTTCGCGTCCCGCCCGAGTTCAGCAGGTACTTGGTAGCCGGGTTGGCAAGCAGGATGATTCGGTCGATGTTCTCGGCTACGTACCGGTCGTCTCGAAGTGCGGTAAGGATCACGAGGCACCCAAGCGAGTAGCCCGCGACGATGATCTTGGCATCCGGGTCATTCTCTCGTACCTGCTTGATGTGGGCCTTGAGGGAGTTGATACCCGCGTTGAGGGACATGGCGAGCGACGTGCCAAAGATGTCCTGTCCTTCGTTGGCAACGCTGATGGACGCAGGGTACGGAATGTCCGCGTACGTCATGGGCACCGTGGCTTCCAGGTACGCGCGGTAAAGCATGTTCGCCGCGTCGCCCTGCTTCTCAGCGGTCCCGCGAAGGGCGAAGAAGTAAGTGCTCATCGTCGGTCCTCCCCGAGTGCGACCGCGTGCTTGGTCGACTTCGCGTGAGCCTTGGCCCACTCGTCTCGTTTGCTCTCGTCTTCGAAAGGCATGGGGCGCACGGGCTCGCAATCCTGGCAGGTGGCGAGGTAGTAGGTCTTCACTTCGTGTATCTCCATTCATCGGCGGTGAACATGTGCAGGTTGGAAATGAACATCGTGAGGTCACCGACGAACGGGAACCCAGGTTGGCTGCTGCGAGCGCCCTCGAGGCAGCTGACGACGTACTGAAGCAGTCGGCCGGCCATGTAGACATCATTGTGCAGGTGTCGCGTGATGTCACACGAGCGGATGAAGTACTTGACGTTCAGCTGTGCCCCGTACCGGATGAAGTGGTAGCCGAGGGTACACGGAACCCGTTGCCCGGCAGTTGATCCCGTATCCTCGGGGAACCAGATGGGCAGGTAGGCCTGTCGCGTGAACGGGTCCCGACGGAGCAGTGCGATCACGTCCGACAGGTCGCCGTAGTCGAACCTGATACCGTGCATGGGGTTTACGATGGTGCAGTCAGGTCGAAGGTGATGGCTGCCTGCGAACGTCGGCCACATGCGTTCGGGGTAGGTGTGGTCGAACGGCTGCTCTCGGAGCTCGACGGCGACACGCCCGAAGTTTGGGTCACTGTCGAAGGCCAAGTGCTTCGCCTTGTACTCCTCCTTGTACTTGTCGGAGTGCCACGGCCAGTTGAGGTAGGATGGAGCCGGATTGAGCGGCTGCCCCGAGATACGTTCCTGGAAGTGAGCTTCAGCCCAGTCGAGGTCAGGACTCATGCCCGGTGCCTGAGCACCCGGGTACACGTCCGCCGCCCACACGCTGGCAACCGCTGGCACGTTGAACTGGAGAAGTACGTCTTCAAGCTCATGCACCGAAGAGGGAGCGTCACCCGATTGCCACGAGCCTCGGTTCACCGGTGTGGTTCGGACCAGCTCGCGGGCCAAGACATCGCGAGTACGAGGGTAGTTCAGCTTGTCTACGCGAATCATTCCAATCCAATCTTCTCGAAGGTGAGTGAGGAGACCGGAGTCGAGGGCAACGGGCGGAAAGCCTTGTTGTCGTCGGTCGCGAACTCCATAGCATGATCGTATCCGAGCACCTCCGAGTGGTATCGCTTCCTCAGTCGCTGGTACGACACGAACTTCTGCATGTCCCGGTACAGCACGCCCTCAGCGTCCTGCTGACGCCACCGGTTGAAGTGCTTGAGTGATCGCGCGTGACATATCCGGTCGGGCGACTGAGGGAGACTGAGGAACCGATCTCGCTGCTCCTCATCCCCGAGTGCGAAAGCGATTGTCCGGAATTGGTGGAATTGTGCGGTCTCGATAAACCACACGAATCGGAATGACTTGAGAGGTAGTCCCACCACATCGGCGGCAAGGCGTCCCAGGTGATAGGCGACGGCCATGTCCAGCGGGCTCAAGTAACCCACATAGCACGCACGACTGTGCATGGTAATAGTGGGCCTCGGGTCCATAGATATGGATAGCGTCAACATACACGACCCCAGATTGCGGACCGTCGACTTCCCGCCCGTTCGTGACGCCACCGTGTTCGTGCGCAAGATCGGACGACCCGGCTTCTTCTGCTTCACCAACCTCTTGTCGATCATCGCTAGCCATTGCTGAACCTCCTCAGCGTCGAGGTACTGACGGACCATCATCGTCCACCGCGACGGCGGAACCCAGACCCGCTTCAGATCGTAGTCGAACGTCATGGACTTGGCCTCGAGATAGACATGCTCGAGTACCCCGTCCATGCCCGTCGTGAAGTCGAGGTGATCGGCAGTCGAGTACAGCAGACGCTCGGCTAGCTTGTCGTGTGCCTCGTGCATGGTGTCAGCGCGAATCAGTCGGGGAGTCACCCGCAGTCACCTCGATGGTAGAGAAAGCAAGCTGGACATAGATCACCGTACGCCTTGGGCTCCGGCGTGAGTACGAGCTCACCCATGCTGTTGGGTGCATCCGGGCAATCGTAGTGGACCAGCTTGTCGTCTTCGTCGTACTCCACCCACTGCCCTATGTGGATCGAAGTCTGGCACTCGGCACACTTCCCACCGTATCGAGCGATGAACCGCTTTCGTCGTCGGAACACCTCTCAGTACCCCGTGTCTCGACGCTGCGCGTTGATGAGGGTCTTTCTGAAGTATTGCCTGAACACTTCCTCGGGAGTCACGCCGGCGATGATGTGGAGCTCGATGAAGAAGTGCCATGCGTCGGCCAGCTCCTCCAGAAACTCGGCGTGCTGCTCGGGCGTGAGCGTGCGGAACGTCTGCTTCCACGGCTTGTTCTTGAGGATACCGATGGCTTCGTAGAGCTCCTCGATGGTGTACCCCGCGAACTCCCTTACCTTCGCCTGAATGAGCGGATGGTTGATGTCCCCGTGCATGTGCTCCGGCAACGTCGGTGTGGTGTGCTGCTGCTCCTCGTACGCCCGCATGTGTTCCTGCTGCTGGGCGAACATAGTGGACAAGATGTCGGGCACGTAGCCCGGCTGAGCGTCTTCCCAGTACTCGTCGAACTCGTCGCTGGTGTGGGCCCAGGGGATGGTCGGCTGTGTGGCGGTCATTCAGATTCCCTTTCCAAGGTGATGAAAGCTGACGTACTGACGGGTCTCGTTCAGCAGGTCACGGTAGGACGGTGCGTGGGTGTAGTCGTACCAGTACAGACGACCGGTGTACTGAGTCCCTCGGATCGCATACCCCTCGTAGATGCGCCCGATGTGTTCAGCAACTCCTGGCATTTGCTCTTCGTGCCCCAGGTTCGCCTGTACGCGCTCCAACGGCGGCATGCACAGAATCACCATACATTGCCGCTTCATGACGCGAGTGAGCGACCTGGCGGTCGGTGTGATGAATCCCGACGCAATCGGTCGACCGAGCTCGTGTGAGTAGATGTACTCGGACCACAGAGGGTGACGGTCGAACAGCGCGGCGGGGATACCGAACTCACTGGACCGAGCACGAACCTCTGAGAAGAGATCGTCAACCGGACCGCCCTCGGAAGTGCAAAACCGACCCATGAGTCGAAGGTCGGGCATGTCCTCCATGAGGTGACGAATGAGCGTGGTCTTGCCGGCGCCGTCAGGTCCCTCGACCAGAACGCTCATCGGAGAATCGCCTCCTTGATCTGCGCCGCCTGATTCTCGTTCACGTAGGTGAGTTCGGACAGGATGAGCTGGGTGGTCACTCGATCACGAGGAATGACACCCTGCTGCAAGAGACCACGAGCGGACTTGATGTAGCCCTGGATCATGACCTCCTCGGCTTCGTCGTTGCTGATCGGGGTCACCGGCGATTCCTCCAGAGTGGTCGACGCGGGAGCCTGCGTGGTGATCGCCACGGGCGTGACGGGTTCCGGGTCAGCCGAGCATGCCGGCAAGACGAGCAGGAAACCGACGAGCGGCACCGCGGTGAATAGGATCTTCTTCATGACTTTCCTCTCAATAGTGCGTGCGGATTCTTCAGTACCTCTTCAGCGACGTTCCCGTCGTTGTGAAGAGTCCTGTACAGAAGTGTATCAACGGTCCCCTTAGCGAGGAGGTAGGTGTACGTCGTCGCTTTCTTACTGAGCGCGATACGGTCGCACGCCTGAGTATAGTCGACCCACGAGTTGGTGAGCGAGTACCAGATCATGTGAGCGGCGGTGGACAGGTCGATTCCCACACCACCCGCCTGGGGATTCATCGCAGCGACAGCGCAGCCGTTGAACTCCTTGAAGTTCTTGATGTTCCGCGTTGTCTCTTCGCGCTTCTGCTTGCCTCGAATCTCATAGCACGGCACTCCCTTGGAGCGCACCATCTCAGCTATGGCGTCGAGCTCAGCGCGAAAGCGAGCACAGACTACCACCTTCTCGTCGTTCTCGATTGCCTCATCTATGTACCCCTCGAGCAGCTTGAGCTTCTCGTCACCGACCGGGATGACTTCCTTGGTTGGTGTGGTAGCGAAGCCGCCCGTTACCTGCATGAGTCTGAGGGTGAGCACTAGTGGGATCGACGCCTCGACTGTGTGGGTCTCCTTCATGTGCTCGATCTCGGCTATCATCTCCTTGACTAGCTCGTCATAGACCTCACCTGTCTTGGTGGACAAGGAGAATCGTACTTCGTTGACGGTCTTCTCGGGGAGGTCGAAGCACTCGGATCGCTTCACGCGGAAGGCGTCCTTGTGAATCATCGCGTTCAGCTGCTCGGTGTGTTGCACGCGGATAAGCTGAGGGTAGCCGTTGCGCTCAGTCCACTTACCGAAGTGTTCCTTGAAGTCCTGACTGGTGGGCCATCGCTCGAAGCGGCTCGGGTTCAGGAACTTCCACTGCATGTAGATGTCAAAGACACGAGTTGCCTTCGTGACCGGCGTACCCGTCAGAATCAGGCGATAGTCGAACCATGAACGCATGGACACGAGCATGGACGCGGCTCGTCCCGAGGGAGACTTGATCTTGTGCGACTCGTCCAGGATGATCGCCGCGGTGTTCCCGTCAAGCCACTTCTCAATGGACGCGCGATGAGCGAACCGGCCTTTGGTCTTGCTGCGTCGACCAGAAGGGAGCTTCGGCCCGCTGACGGCAAAGGCCTCATAGTTGACGAGCACTACCGATAGGTCATAGGCCGGGTTGACCTTCGGTAGAGCGGACTTGCGCGCGTCCTTGTCCCAGATATGTAGGTGATAGTTGACCGGGCAGTGGACGTGGAACTCGTGGACCCAGACGTCGAGCACACGCGCTGGTGCAACGATCACCGCGCGGTCGAGCTTGCCGGCAAGCGCAAGGGCGCTCAGGTAGTCGATAGAGACCTTGGTTTTGCCCGTCCGAGGTTCCATGAGCAACGCGCACCGCTTGAGCCTCAGCGCGCGATTGAGGGCCCTTCGCTGATGCGCGTATGGCTCAGTCTTGAAGGGATAGGGTCTGCTCACGCCTTGTGAGCCTTCCCCATCTTGAAGCCATATCGCTTCATGCGAAGCACGTAGTCGACTCTTTTCTGCTCTGCCGAGATGTGCTTCAGTCGATCACGCTCGAGGTTCATGATCTGCTGACGCTTGTGAGCCATCGGGTCCGCGAACGCGGCCGGCTCCTTCAGTTCCTCACGGAATCCGACGAACTCGCCGCGGTCGTTGTATGTGGGAATGTGATTGATCTTCGACTCCTGCTGGAGCCTCTTGTTGCGACGGCGAACACTCATTACTGAACCTCGATTGGGTTGGTGGTCATGAACTGACGGCCAAGGTCGGTCTCGTAGAGAGCGATCAAAGCCAGACGGACGATGTCTGCGTCCGAGGACTCCTGCGCGATGGTCACCAGCGCGAGGAGCATAGCGGTCACGTCGTCCGCGTCGGTGGTGATCGTGTCAGCCATGGAGCGGGCCTCCGTCGTCGTAGATGGGATTCTGGGTGTACACCGTCTCCCCGATGGGTGCGACGAGGTAACCGGAAAGCTTACGCCCCGAGGGAAGCTCAATGTCAAGATGGGGTGGTTGGTTGACTTCGAGCTGAACACGCCCGGTGAACGTGCGCTCTCGTCGGACATAGCCAAACCTTTCCAGAGTGAAGTCTGCGATGGATCGAACAACTGCACCGATCATGCCACCACCTTTCTCGAAACGTACTCCAGCGAGATGCCGCAGAAATAGCAGCGCCTCATATGCTCAACGATAACAGGAGCGTCCCGCAAGGCAGGGTGGTGTTTCCCGTACAGTTTGAAGATGCTCGGACGACGGCAACGCCCGCACCAGTCCTCCGCGGGTGACATGAGGTGACCAGCGAAGTCCGGTACTGCAGTGATTCGATTCTTGCAGAAGATCGAGATGTCCCGAATGTCGTCCCGTGCAAGGAGCTCCTTGCCCTTCGCGAACGCTTCGGGGAACGTCTCTCGGTGGACCTTACCGTACTTGCCTTCGTGACTGATCGCGACGACAGCCCACTGCGGGCATGCTGACATGAACGGTCGAGGAGGGCGCTTGAAGTACGCCTTGTAGTCCTCGTATGAGAGCAGGTCACGTAGCGTGATTGGTGTGATCGACATACGTCAATCATATGAGAGAGGAGCTCGATGAATCCCGACGCACAGCTCAAGCTACTGAGCCGTATCTGGAACCCGAACAAGCAGGGCTTTGTCTTCCTGCCCTGGATACCGCGCGACGCGGCCCGCACGAAGGAGCGCCGTCAGTCGTGGCATGAAGACCAAGCGTTCGCATGGCCCGCCGACAAGGCGAAGATCAGGAAGCACCTGATTCAGCACCGCGACGATGATCTCTACTTCGCTCCCATGCTGTTCTCAGAACCCGAGCGACGCAGCGAGTACGCGATGGAAGGGTCTCGTTTGTGGGCTGACCTGGACGAGGTCAACCCGGAGCAGATCGCACCGCACCTCCAACCCACACACGCCTGGGAGACGTCGCCGGGTCGCTTCGCAGCGATCTGGGCACTGGGTGAGGAACGCTCGAACGTCACCCGGCCGGGCGGACCGAACCACCGCCTCACGATATTCATTGGTGCAGACAAGAGTGGTTGGGACACAACGCAGTTGCTGCGCGTGCCCGGGTCCGCGAACAACAAGGCCGCCTATGCACCGGGGACGCGCGGCCGTCTGGTGTGGGCCAACCGAGGCCTGCACACGTGGGACACGTTCGATGATCTGCCCGCCGTTGAAGTCGTCAGCGTCGAGCACGACATAGACGAGCAGGTCCTCGAAGGCGTCGACCGTCACAAGGTCATGGCTCGGGTCAAGCTGAAGATCAATCGTCAGGTCCGTGAGTTTCTGCACATGAAGGACAGTGGCGACCTCGACCGATCCGAGACTGCGTGGCAGATCGAACGTGAGCTAGCGGATGCTGGGTGCTCGCTCGCCGAGATCGTCGCGGTCATGCGCCCGACGGTGTGGAACAAGTTCGCCGGCCGTCAAGACGAGCTCAAGCGACTCATGACCGAGGCGTCCAAGGCACTGAGCAAGCGTGGCGAGGAAGGACCGGTAATCGAGGAGGAAGCCAAGCCTGATAAGCTGGTTCCTCACTACCTGGACGCGGACTACCAGAACGTGCCTGAGCCGGAATGGTTGGTAGACAACATGATCCCGCGAGGAGGTTGCGGGTTCGTCGCCGGCATTCCTAAGTCGATGAAGTCCTGGCTGTCGCTCGACCTTGCCATCTCGCTCGTCACCGGCGCACAGTGGTTGGGCGTACGCACTGCCCCGCAGAACGTGCTCTACATTCAGGAGGAAGATCCCGCGTCCCTCGTGAACAAGCGGCACCAGATCATTGCCGGTAGTAAGGTTCCGCCGTGGCAGATCAACGAGTCCACACCAGGCAACCTGTACATGAAGATCTACATGGGGTACGACGGCACGGACCTCGCATGGCAGGCGTGGCTCCGAGACATCGTGGAAGAGTACGAGATTGACCTAGTCATCTTCGACACTCTCGCCACCATCGCGCCCGGCGTTGACATCGACAGCGGTCGGGAGGTGAAGGGTGAGCTGCTCGATCCGATCAAGGACATTGCTCGCAGCACCGGGTCCACTATGCTGATCGTCCATCACATGACGAAGAGCAATGTTTCCGAACGTGCGGGGCAGAACATGGCCGGGTCCGGGCAGATTCACGCCTGGGCGGACTACGGCTTCTACATCACCAAGAAGGAGGAGAAGACCGGCACGGCAACAGTCACCTTCAACCATGAGACTAAGTACACCGGCACCAACGTCATGAAGTTCACTGTCGAGGGCATTGACGACGGGCAGTGGGACCCTCAGGTCCAGGACGCCGATACCGGCGCTGAGGTGTCCGGTAAGGCGGCCAATATGCTGATCGCACGCATACGTGAGGCGGTCCCTAATCCCGACGCTACGGACCCTCTGGGCGCCGATCTGAACATGTCCGGCCACACACGCCTGAAGCGCGCGTATATCAAGCACGTCATGGACTCAGGGAGTGCGAGCGTTGTCGATCTGTGCGAGGCTACCGGCCTTGCCAAGAAGGGAATGATGAAGGTCATCTCCTTCCTGATGAACGACTACCCCGAACTCTCAGACTGCTCAATCACGTACTAGGTCTTTGACGTTCTCTGGGGCGGTGTGTTAGAGTCTTAGCACACCGCCCCGACGAGAGGATCACGTCATGCACACCACCATCACCGCCCACCTGTTTACTTGCGACAAGTGCAAGGACGAGCGTCTTCACGTGGTTGAGTCCCTGCCCGTTGGGTGGGTCTCTCTTGCCGAGGACACTGGCCAGGTCCACCACTTCTGCTTGTCATGCAACCCTCTTCGTCCCCCCAAGCCAGGTCGTCGCACTGGAGTCCCGCAAGACATCCTGTTTATGCTCGAGCAACACCCCGAGGGCCTTCGTGTGATGGACTTCGTTGATAAACTGGGGATTATCCAAGGTACTGTCTCCCAGTCACTGAATCGACTCAAGAAAGACGGTCTGGTTATGTCTCGTAAGACAGGGGAAGCTAAGGACATGGGGAGACAGCGCTACTTCCTGGTTGAATCATAACCGCGCGTCAGATCACTTAGAGAGGCCGTACATGTTACGATCACATACGAGACACCATCCGGTGCTCCTCTTCCGATTCATACGAACAGGCCGAGCGTCGGTGGGTATAGCGCGTAGACGCATATACACATCCAGGCGTCCGGCCGTGTTCAGAAATGAACATCGGATGGTAAATCGTTACGGGTCGTTTAGTAGAAAGATAAGAAATGGAAGAAAGAACACGCGCTCACGCTATTGTTCGAGAAGCATTCTCTGCTACCCCGCACGATATCTCTGCTTATGACCTCTACGATCTCGTGGTGAATCGCCGGGGTATTTCTGAGCCGGTGTATCGCCGCGCCAAGAAGGACATGGGACTCGAGAGTTACCGGATTGGTAAGCGGTGGTGGTTCAAGAATCCGGAAAAGACGTTGGTCACTTCACTTGAAGATGACCTCGAGAAGGTACTCGCTCCCCTCGCTCGTGGTGTGGAGTGGGAGGACTTCCTGGCCGCTGCTAAGGTGGCGCTCAAGAGGGTTAGATCACTGTGACCGCACGGACGCGCTCTCGCGCCTATCGGCGCACGCGCGCCGCGCGAACGAATGGTGGCCGACGGTGAGCGCCTTCGGCGCACACAGAGAAACGCAGAGCCGTCAGGGAATAGGATAGTCACATGACACAATCAGCACAGGCGATCAAGGGGACGTTGTACCACTTGCTCGTGGAGCAATCGGGGCAGAACTTTCATCCGCTCAGCGATGAGTTCGCCGAGGCGATCGACCAGCACCTCATGTCTCGAGGCTGGATGCTCTCTCAGCACGACTCCCCGCTGTCGCCGTTCGCACAGGGCGCCATCGAACTCGCCGAGATGCAGAAGCAGCTGGAAGACAAGGGATTCCAACCGGACCACGCCTTCGAGCTGGTCAAGATGATTTTCAACATGAACATTCAGGCGATGGGACTCGGGGGTGGCTTCAAGTGAACGTAGCCGTCCGCTACCACAAGAAGGAGTTTCTTGGTCTGGGTGGTCCCGAAGAATACAAGGAAGTCAACGAGGTCATTGCTGTCTATCGCGATGTGCCTCGTGAGATGATCCCGCCCTCAGGTGAAGCCATCCTGGTCGAAGACACGGCGTACATCATCGCTGGTCAGCTCTGGGACCTGAAGGGTCACAACGTCACACTGGAGGTGGAATGATGGCTCAACGTGTCTACAAGTTCAAGAAGAAGGATTTCACGCTCAGAGACCTCGCGGAGATTCAGAATCGCGAGGCGCTGGGCCCGGGCAACCCCACAGACTCCCACTCGATTGACTGGGACCCGCTCGACCAACCCGTGGCTATCCTGACCACGTTCACCACTGTCGAAGTGAAAGTAGGTAAGTAATGAGGAAGAAGCTCGCTATCGGTGCAGCCGCGCTGTTCGCCGGCACGGTTGCACTCACCGGCTGTTCGTCGGACGCGGATGTCGCTGACAAGAATCTCAAGAAGGCTGCGGAGCAGTTCGAGATCAGTCGACGGATCACCGTTATCAACGCGATCACGGACAAGTACCTGCTGGTGGTCGAGGGCAAGTGCTCGCTCGAGTTCCCGGATGGTCGGAACGAGATCATCTGCAAGCTCAACGATGGCTCGTTCGTGAAGCACCACGTGCTCAAGGCGGACAACGTCTTCGTGATGAGCGAACAGACCAGCGGCACCAAGGTGTCGACTGATCACTACCGCGTGATCTTCAAGCCCGAAGTCGTCGTCCCGAATATCGACCGTCCCTGAAGGAGAGAAAGAAACCATGGCTGAACAGAAAAAGACCAAGCCCGTCCTCAGCAAGAAGCAGCGTCAGCGCGTCGCAGCCCTGGGTGTGGCGCGTGATGTGCTCGCGTCCAAGAGCTTCGTGTCGTCGGGCGCAGTCGACACCCAGCCGTTGATCGACGTGGCCCGCTACGTGGTCGAGGCACGCGATCCGCTCGAGGACTACCACGTGAACGACCATCACGTCCACGTCTCGATGGAGGCCGTCCGTGAGGCGGCTTCACGCGGGCTCCGGTGTGCGAACATCACTGAGCTGGAATTGGAGCTCGAGCGTCGTCGTGAGGGGCCGTAATGCAGGAGGCACGCGCCGCTGCTCACTGGGCAGTCGACCAGGTGATGAACGCTGCTGAGTCAGACGACCCGGCATTGCGGTCGGCTGCCCAGTCGATCATCTCTGCTATCAGGCCGATAGCCGGGGCGGCTGAGTCCCTCTCGCGAGCGATGGGGGTAGAGCCGCCGGAGACGTTGCCTGACCAGTCGTTCTTTGAGGAGCATCTCCACGAGCTTCGGATCGAGGTGATTGTCCGAGGTGGTGTACCGAGGGATCAGAAGATCGGGGCCAAAACCCTGATTGATTCTCGGGTACATCATCCGAAGGACGCCATCGAGTACTCACTTGGTAAGATGATCTCAGCGGTCATGCCTCATGTGAAGGGAGTCTTGGATGGCAAGGAAGAATAACGTCGAGGACATTGAGCATGAGCTGTTGGGGTATTTGCCCCGTCAGTTCGTCCTCATGTACTACGAGCTGGTGGAACGTGCCTTCGTGGGTTACACGTCTCCACTCGGTCACGCGGGCGAATCCGGTGGGGTAGCGAAGAAGAAGTTCAACACCCACAACGGCGGGCTGCGGGATGAGGCTGCACTCAAGGAGAAGCAGAACATCGACCGACTGCTGAGGTCGTTCGTGCGTGACGGCGGGTCCAAGACCAAAGCCGACGCACCGAAGTGTTCGCACTGCTCGAAGCAACTCGGGGCTACGTGGCTCTGGTGTGCCTGGTGTGGGACATCTCGTGACGGCGGCGTGATCCAAGACGGGGTGGTTCGTGTCGAGCAGCGTTCGGCTGACGGTCAGGTGCTCCGCGTAACGCCTGAGCCGGCCATACGCGCGCCAAGGATACGGTGACGCGTCGATGTCACGGCGAGGCAAACCAAGGCGTCTGAAGGGCTCTCAGGCGGTCGGACACAGCGCCACAGACAACGGCTGGTTCATCCCGTCTGGCAAGAGCGTCGAGGCGGTGCAGAACAAGGCTCGTGAGTTGTGGGAGTCAGTAGATGAGGAACCCACTCGCGCAGAGTACGAACATCGGCCCGCACTCAAGGACGCCCGTGCTGTCGGTCGAGTCGAAGGAATGGCTATCGCGTTGGCTATTCTGAAGGCTAACCCGGATGGGTCGGTACGGAAAGCAAGTGAAGAACTGAGGAGAATCAAGTATGGGAAACCAGGAAGCAAAGCAGATCGAGCCGGACTCAACCCCTGAGGACCTCCGGCTGTTCATGGCGGCAATGGGAATCAAGCCGGCCGAGGATGAGCACTGCAATGTGAACTACGTGGCCATGCAAGCTATCGCTGCCATGGAGAAGGCATTCAAGGACTTGTCCGCGCACATCGAAACGATGTTCGGCGACGACACCCGCAAGATACAGCTGGATCAGTCGCATGGTGCGACGGCAGCAGGCAGAAAGGGTAAGAAGAATGCACGGTGAGCCAGCACGTCCGGGAGCCCCGTCACTTCGTATCATCGAGAAGGAAGGCGGGATAGTAGCTGAATCTGTCGAACTACTGGACCGTCAGTCGGAGATGCGATTCGACAGTAGTATCTTCTCGCAGCTCATGGCTAACGGTAACATCGTCTCACGTCCGCACGACGCGGAAGACGAGGTAGTTACCTACGACTTTCATTTCGCCAATGGTTCATGGGTCTATCGCGGGGTAGGTACTGAGGACCTGGTGAATGGTAGTACGGCCATAGTATTGCAGGAGGTCACTGATGAATCGTGATCTACCGAAAGGACTATTGGCCCGGGTAGTATGCGATAAGGCCAAAGGTATTGTGTACGTCAATGATGTACCAGTAGATGGTTATATCGTGGAGAACGGTATTGCTGTCGATGATCTGGGTAATCAGGATAGTATTATGCAGGTAGTATTATCTATCTTCGCCACATCTGTTGAGACAATAGATAACTATGTCCCACGTGTAGATGCAGGGGTGGGTGATGTGCAGATAGGTACACATGCAGGTACAGATAATGTGGGTGTGTGCTATCTGGCATTACCTACATTGAACAGGGACATGGCAGGTAAGGTGATAGGTATGGGTGATGTCTCACCCGCAGAGTAAAGCCGCAGGTCAACATGGGTTAGCATGGGTGTTGGCCACATACGTGTAATGTAATGTCTGTAATACCCGCCGGGTGCCTGTTCCTTTCATATGGGTGGTGCCGCGTGATGTGTCTGCATCCGGCGGGTATTTTTGGCAGATGAGGTAGATCAGATGGCATGGCAGGGACATCGAGAAGGCGACATCACACGTCAGCAACGGCGGAGGATTAGAGCCCGTCGTTATTGCGAATGGCCAGGTTGCGGCGTTGTTGTGCCGGCAGGCACTGGTGGCGTAGATCATCGAATCAACCTGGCAGAAGGCGGGTCGTCGGATGACTCCAACCTCTGGCTGCTCTGCTCTGACCACCATGATCCCAAGACACGCGCCGAGCACAAGCGGGGACGCCAGAGGTACGCAGCCCGAGGGAAGTACGACCCAGGGGGCCACCCCGCTTACCTCTAGCCACGGCCGCCGGTAGGCTT